ATGTTACTCCCCTTACAGGAGAACCCTGTTCCCTTGACAGATCTACAAGACCACCACCAAGTCCTGTCTCATCTATATATATGGTTTCCAAATTATATTTTTGTGTGTAATCCCTTATCCTACCAGCAACGTCTACAACGTTGGATTGTGACTCTGCCTGAACCTCCTCAATATAAACAACATCATCATCGTCTACTCCAACTATGGTAAACACTGTCTCATCCCTTCCTGTTCGTGCAACGTCAACACCCATATAATATCTAACTCTGCCTGTTGGTCTTTTATCACTCATTGCCTCCATGATAAGACTGTTAGGTATTAAGGCATCACCGATATCTAGGAACTCACCTTCGACTTCCTGTACATATTCTTCTTTTGTAAGTCTTTTAATTTCCTCTAAAAACGCAGGGTCTTCCTGAACTAGTGGGTTTTCAGTAGACTTTACATGAAATTCTGTCCACATACCTTCGGGGTTTCTTGGCTTTGCATTCTGACATGCCTCATAGAAATATCCTGCCTTGCTAAACGGTGTAGACGTTAGCCATATCCTAGCCTTTGTTGCCAAACCAGAAGGTAGGAAAGCCCTAAGTATATCTGTCTTGATAAAGGAGCATTCGTCTGCTATTATACAGTGAGGAGAATAACCCCTTAAACTTACACCTGTTTCTCCTGTAGCCCTGACTATTAGCTTTGATACGCCTGTATTATCCAAAAATCTAACCCATAATTCTGTCTGTGTATTTCTAACAACAAACCCATTTAGGAAATCATTATCTGTTATTAGGTCTCTTATCCTGTTAAACATAATTGTAGCCTGATTTTGTGTAGGCGCTGCTATTACTATGACACATTCATTCTTTACTGATGAAAGCATTAGTGGTGCAAATAATGCAAAATGACACGCTTTTACTGCTGTAGACATGGTTTTACCCACCTGCCTTCCAGACCTATAAACTATGAATCTATCCTTACAGTCAACATATCTCTTATTATATGGGAATAACTTATGACCTAAAAATATCTCACTAAACTTACTAGGGCTGTCTGCACAGTCCTTGATGCTTTGCAGGAAGTTTTCTCTTTCCTCTAATACCTGTTTGTTTGGTCTAGCCATGACACTCACACTTACAATTCATCATTTCTGCGATTACTTCATCGTCACAATGTCCACATACAAGACAACAGAACCCTCTACCCACTTCCGATCACCATATGTTTTGACTTGATATGTAATATTACCTCGTCTGCGTCTTTGAATCCTTTCTTACCACAATAAAAACAATGTTTAATATTATATGCCTCATTCATTTAAATCCCCTGTTTGAGTAATCCCATCTGCCTTCTCCAGTTTTCTTTCTGCTTTTTCTCCACTCTGATAACCAATAACCCATGCTGATTCCACCTAGTAAATAACATCCGTTCAAAAACCAATGAAATATCTCTACTTCCATCACTCTGTCCTCTGTGCCTTTATCTGCTTGAAGATACTCTCTATGTCTCCCTTCTTGTTTAACTTAGTTTCTTCCGTCATAATTATCTTGCTGTTTAAATCACTTATTGATTTTACTATGTTAAGTAGGGTGTTTATCTCGCTTTTTGTATTTCTGTCAGGTATATTACCATCCATTTTAGCCTCCGTTAGAGCCATAAGGACATTTTCAAGCGACAATTTAGCCAAAAGGTCTAACATTGACTTTATATCTTCTGGATTTCTAGTATCCAACTCGTCTATGAATTTAAGGAAGTCTGCTCTTATTGCACATACTGCACCAGCCTCATATTTAGGACACTTGCCGTTACCGCCTGACTCTATAGACCTGTAAACACACTGGTCACAGAACGCAGGAAGGTTTGCTGTCTTAAAATGCTTTGCGGAGTTGTATGGTGATACAACCTTGCGTTTATCCAATACGACCTTTGTAGTATTACCAACTGCCTTTATCTTAAATAACTCACCTGACACGTTTGTTTTAATAATTGTTACTTATTAAAGTTTTCTTCATATATACGAAGGCTTTTACACATAGGCATGAAAAGTAACGCTATAGGAGCCTTTAATAATGAATAATACTCATCTTCTATCACACCAGTCTTTGTTATACCCACTTTTTCCAGATTTTCTTTATATACTTCTAAGGCATGGTTAAGCATTGGCTTCATTGTCTTACCCTTATTGCCAAAGAACATGGAATATGTAGAATTGGCACTCCATACCTCTGTTTTCTTTGACATTGCAGCAGATATCCACGCACTCGTATCTAGGCTCTCAAAAAGTTTGGTCTGAGTTACATGTTTTCCCTTCGCAAGACCATGATATTTTATATTCATAGGGAGCTTTCTGATCTGGTCTTCTGTCTCTATTTTTCCATGAATATCACCTATACATACATAGTCGTTTGGATCAGGTCTAAGCAAAGCTATATGGTTTAGGTAGTTTTCCTGTAATACAGGCAGTGTCCAATCAATATTTTCCCTTAATCTCTCCCTATTATAGTAATGCATTGTGTCTTTTGTATTATATCTAACATCAAACTGAGTAGCATAGTCATATAGTTCTAACTTCGTATGTAAAAACTCATAATATTTTTCAGGAATAGAATTTGTGCCTGCTGTTACGAATATACTATCGAATTTTTTCCTGAATTTTGCGATGTTCGCATAAGAGTACCTAAATGACAACATAACATTCTTAACACCACACTGTTCTAAGGCTTCTTGGTGCGCTCTATTATTAGCGTTGAAGTAGATCTTCATCGTCTTCAACTATCCATCTTAAAGCCTTAATCATTCCTCGCCTTTCATCATCTGTCATTGTGATAAACTTTGTTCCTACGTGGAATTCGTCAGGATCAGGCTTTTCGTGGAGAAGACACTCTTTCTGAAACAATATCATATTTCTCATTTCCTCATCACTAGGCAAATGAATCACTTTCCTCTGTGAAACATTTTGTTGCATAAGGACACATACCATCACAAAGAAAGCATTTAGTCCTTTCAGGTAATATCTTCTTTGTGAGTGAAGCCTTTATTATTCTTCCCTGTTTTATTATTTTCTCTAATGTCTCATCTATAGGCTTTAGTTTGAATGACATTATTACTGGTTTGTCTTTTTTCTCTTTGTCTATACCATTTGATAAATAAATAATACAGCCGAATGTTGCGTCAATATCGTAACACTTTTTTAACAAAACTCGATAACAGTTTATTTGGTCTACGTGACTCTCGCTTGGCTTTGAATTATATCTTGAGAAATAATCTATAGATCCAGTCGTCTTTTTATCACATATGACCCACTCCTGACCCACCTTAACCAAGTCGTCAAGAGAACCATATATTATATCAAGGTGTCTAGGATCATCTTCTGGTATTTTTTTAGCCTCATCCAATGTTACTACCTCATCACGAACATAATTATAACCTAGGAACATTTCGTGATTCTCTAATTCTGCTACCTGAGATGCGTTATGTATAATCTGACCTAGATATAGGCTTCTCATATCCTCTGTTGACATACCTGTATGTGGGAGTATCTTTCTATATATCACGTTTCTCATACATGGTTTTATCACATCAGATACGTGAATTTTGCCAAGCCTAGGTGTCTCCATAGCCTTAACCTGAGCCTTTCTAAAATCAAAATATATCTTATCACTTACATCCTGTAGTTTTATCATACACAAAAGTATGATGTTCCTAATATAAACCTTAGTAACTGCCTATGTTTTCACAGCCACAAGAAACATTTGAATCTTCATCACTTGGTGATTCACAGCCTTTGTTACCCTCATGGTAGGTTTGGCTATGACCACATTCTTCACATGTTCCAGATGCTACTACTACTAAATGTGTCATTAATAACTCTCCTCAATGGTGAAATTAAAAGATTTCGATTGTTCTGACATTACTCCTGCTGAGTTTAATAGCTCTACTTCACCCTCCCAATTACCTGCATTTGCTATTGCTGTGTCTGTTGCTGATAGTGCATATGTTATCTTACCATTTGCCCTATCTGAGTATATTATAGCTCCATTAATAATCAATGTTCCGTCTGTTTTCCATACCTTCCAGAAACCTGTAGAGTATGTTACTGTATTTGCTAGGCTTTTCGCAGTGCCTGCAGAATCCTGAATTGTTGCTTCAAGTGTAGCTCTACTACCAGATTTTACTCTGTATTCTGTTGCTCTTGGGTATAGGTTTTGAGACATGTTATATACCTTTTACTCCCTGTCCTCTCTTAAATAGTTTAATGTTCTTTATCCTATTGAATAAACCTAATGTTTTTGTTTTTACGATCAAGCCATATTGTAGGTTCTTTGTTATGTTTTCTATTACTGCAACGGTACTGTTGACATATCTTATATATCCTGCAAATGTCTTTGTGCTTTCTATTATGGCTTGAATCTCATTAACTATTGGTGTTAATGCACGCTTTCTGAATATTGACTCTGTAGATGATACTGTCTCGCTGACATATTTTACCCACCTGTTGATAAATCCTTCGCTTATGCTTACAGACTCGTTCAATAATTTCAATAATACTCTGATTCTTAGCCTGAATGATTGAACAGATATGTTCTCTGCTACAGACCTTACTATTGCCAATCTTCTCAATAGTGATTCCGAAAGTGCCACCGTAGAGTTTACCATTCTTCCTAATCCTCTGAGTTTTACTATTGTTTCTATATATGACACCGTACTGTTTACCATTTTTACCAATAATCTTTGTGGAATCCTGAACGATTGTATAGATACACTCTCTGCGAATGCCCTGAATATTGTCATTCTTCTTAACAATGATTCTACAGGTGATAGTGTTTCGTTTGCCAATCTTATTACAGCCCTTAATCTATGGAATGCGTCAGATATGGCAGATGTTTCAGATATAATTCTGACTATTCCTCTAAGTCTTACTCTTACTTCTGGTATTCCTACCGTATTGTTAATGATCTTTATTATTACTACTAATGTAATTATTACATCTGATATGCCCACTATGCTTGTTACAGACTTAACCAAGGCAAGTCTTCTTAACAATGATTCGGTTGTGGCAACCGTCTCTATTACTCTCTTTACCCATGACTTGTAGAGGTTCTCTGACGAACTTACTGTCTCTGCCACAAACCTTCGTATTACTCTAATTCTTTGCCTGAAGCTTTGAACTGATATAGTCTCATTGGCAAGTCTAACTAATACCTGTAAGTGTATTAATGACTCTGTAGATGCTACAGTATCGTTTGCATATTTAATCCATCTCTTGATAAATCCTTCTGATATCTCAACTGTACTGTTTACCATTCTTACTAACACTCTTCTTGGAACTAAGTTTTCAACTACATTAACTATACTTGTTGCTACTCTTCTTATTGCTAATCTTCTTAATTGTGAGTCAAC